GCAGGTTCTTATAAAGGCTTAGGTATTTCGTGCTTTGCAGGTGGAGGAGGTCACGAGATTTCATTTGTGAATTTCTTCGACATCAAGATAAGCGGTTTACGCAGAGGGATGGAACTAAAAGCATCTAAACCTGCTACAGGAATGGCTTGGGTGAACGCAAATAGATTTAATGATATCTCTATCGATGATTGTGTAGAAATGATCGTCATTGACTCAGCCGAGACAGTTCCAAATGAATGTAGTGGTAACATGTTTACTGGATTACAACTTCAACCATCGGCTATGACGCAGTTAGTCTTACAGGTTAATGGGCAACAAAACCGTTTCGAAGGTATGTTATGGGATACGCACTTAATCACAAATCCTGGTGCAATCGTTAAACTTACCAACACAAGTTCGTACAACAAGGTAGACTTCAATGGCACAATACCTACTGGTAAGATATCCAATGCAAATGCAACTAATAAAGTACTATAAAGAGCCCCTAGCGGGTTCTTTTTTTGCGTTGTGGCTCCGCAAGACCCTCTAACAACCATCTATGATATAATTAAAGTACACATTCCGTACTCCGTATTTCCAAAGTTTATACTACGTAGTCTTATATTATATCTAAGGGCGTGACCTATTTTGAGTTCATTCAGAGAAGATTCTAAATGGCAAATAGCAAAAAAATTACTAAATCAGAACTATACGTGGCTAGAAGTCATTAGCTATTACAAGGCTATCGGTGGAAAGAATGTGCTAGTTTACTCTGTAATTGACGGAGAGAAGCGGCTTATTGTAGACCTCACCGAAGATAACCAGGTGTTATTAGCTAATAGACATGGGGAATTGGTGACAGATACTTATGAGAACGTGTTGAACAGTCGAAAAGTGTTCGAGTATTCTGATCGTGACTCCATAGAATGCAAAACGTAGAGTGCTAATAAACAGAGGTGACATTGGATGGGTGCAATGGACTGGTTCAGTCGAAAGATGAATGAATCCCCAGTAGGAACAATCCAGGAGCATGATACGTTATCTACTAGGATTCAAGAAATTGAGCAAGCAGCAGTGCTTATGAAGAGTACGAAGGTAAGTCAGGGAAGAGCAAAGTCATATGAAGAACCGTTGTTAGGTAGTATGTCAATGAACCCTGATTACAAAGATGCTCCTTCGTCAAGAGGTAATCATAACTTACTTGAAACATTGAAACTATGGTCAAGGAAGAATATTATCCTCAATGCAATTATTAATACCCGTGTAAATCAGGTTTCTTTATTCTGTACTCCTGCACGTCAGAGTGATAGAGGTATCGGTTACGAGGTTCGATTAAAGAATCCGTTAGAGACTCCTTCTTCTCACGACCTGGCGAAAATGGAACGTATTGAGGACTTCCTACAACACACAGGTAAGGATAGCAAAGATTTCACAAGAGATAATCTACGTACATTCGTCAAGAAGCTTGTTCGTGACCGATTAGTTTATGACAAGATTAACTTCGAATTGATCTATGACAGTAAAGGCGAACTTAACCGATTTAAGGCGGTTGATGCAGCTACAATATACGTGGCAGTAGACAAAAACGGTCGTGAACCAAAAGGTAAGAACGTTACGAAGTTCGTTCAAATCCTGGACAAGAAAAAGGTAGCAGAGTACAAAGCTTCTGAAATGGCATGGGAAGTACATAACCCTAGAACAGATATTACTGTAGGTCGCTATGGTTATTCTGAGCTAGAGATCGCTATGAATCACTTGCAATACCATGAGAATACAGAGTTATTTAATGCTCGTTACTTTGCTCAAGGTGGTACGACACGAGGTTTATTACACATTAAAACAGGACAGGAACAATCTACTCAAGCGCTACAATCTTTCAGAAGAGAATGGACTGCTATGTTTAGCGGGATCAATGGTGCCTGGAAGATTCCTGTAATTTCTGCGGAAGATGTGAAATTCGTTAACATGACTCAATCATCTCGTGACATGGAGTTCGAGAAATGGTTGAACTACTTAATTAACGTATGTTGCTCTATCTATGCTATCGACCCATCGGAGATTAACTTCCCGAACCGTGGTGGAGCTACGGGTAGTAGTGGTAACTCACTAAACGAAGGCAGCACGAAAGAGAAACATCGTAGCTCGAAGGATAAAGGGC